GGATTTTCTAGTAAGGGTGCAGTATCAATCTTATGAGGAGCAGGATGATAACAACTATGTGTTTCACCTGTTTGAAAGTATATATTGGCATGATACCATTTAGCAAAGCAAAACGTAGGAGATATTTCCTGCGTAATAGTATCAATACGTTTAATTTCGTCAGCTTCAGAGCGTTCCATCACTCTCTATCCAAAAACTGCTTACTATTATCTCTTGCTGGATTTTGGTAAACTGTTTTAAAAAACTTACTTTGTCCTGCATCTAAAGGTTCTACAGATATAGGTAATAAAAGTTCATTTATTAACTTATCTCCAAACTCTTCTGTAGCTATAAACATATCATCTTCTTCAAGTTTTTTATTGTCCCAATATTCATTTAACCATTTAAAATCTCTAACGTGTATATGATCCCAATCTGTACACATTGTTTTATATAGTCCTTCTCTTGCACCATAAATTGCCCATCTGCCATGTTCTACATCTGCACCTACCATAAGCCAAATATATAAACGATGTAAATTTTTCCAATGATTGTTATTAAATTGGTCAACTGTTACACGCATACCCCTATCTAATGCCATCTTTACGCCTTCACGAAATCCTGCTCTCCATGCTTGGTGTGGTGTAGCATTATTGTATATATCACTATATACTCCATTCATTTGAATATACTGCGTATTCCAACAAAAATCAACTTGTGCATGAGGATTATCGTCTGGTGCATTTTCATGTGTACGCATATCCAAAACATATTGTTTTGGCCAACATTTTATTCCACCGTTGCCATAACACAATCCATTGATATTATTTTTTGCTGTCCAGCTTATTACCTTATCAGTTAAATCTGTATTTTCATCAAAATTAATTGACTGTGATAAAAAGTCTGGTCTAATTCTGTTATCTCCATCAACAGTTATAAAACGATCTGAATCGCTTTGTCTAGCCGCGGCTTTGTGTGCGGCATCGGACCCGTCTACCCCATGTACACGTTTTGCCCAAGGAACTTTTTTGCATAGATCTGCATAATTCTGTTCTGCATTTGGCTCATCGTAACTTAGATATACTATATCGTAATCGATAACACGGAATTGATTAGGCATTAACTACCTCATGATAATAACTAGAAAACTTTCTTACAGTATACAAGCTAACATTTGTTTTGTCAAACTCAAACTTACTATCAAATGATATTTTTAAGTTATTTTTAAATGTAAGTGTTTTGTATAATACATTTGGATCATATAATTTTGTTACACTATAAACTTGTCTAGTTGGATCTATTGAAATATTTTGTGACTCTATATAGTTTTTAAACTTTTTTCCTAAAACAAGTTCCCAACAATTTTCTTTAAAATTTTGTTTTATAATTATTTCTGTGTCATCGCTTTGTGTTTTTGGAATCTCATATATAAAATTATAAGTATCATGACTCTCGTAGTATTCTTGTATATTTTTTAAAATATATTTTTTTTCTAAAAAGTCATATTCAACTTTAAAATTACGTAATGATTGTGTGCCTTCAGCAAACTGTCTAACTTGTTCAAAGTCAACAAGTAAATTTTCTAAGTTTGGATCTGGAGTTCGTGCAATCCTATCAATGTTACCATTATCATCAAAACATACATATCTATCATGATTTATTTTAACAGTCATTTTATTCCCAAATATTTCTCGTATATTGTAATTATTCTATCTGTAACAAAATCATCTTCTGTATAATGAAAAACTCCATGTTGACGATGATTACCAATTTTTAATTGTAAATCTTCTCCTAAATATGTTCCAACTCTATTTTGCCATTTATCTACTACAGAATTTTCCCAATTTTGTATACGTGGTTTCATATGTACAAAACTTGGATATTTTACTCTATTATTTGTTGTTTGATTTTCTACATTCATAATTTTGATTGCAATAGAGCCTGACAAATCAATACTACATTTCCTTTGATATAATCTACCACCAGCGTGTTGTCTATAAAATTTTTGCCAGTTGTTTGTTATCATTTCTAACCAAGTATAGTATTCGTGTGCAATATCGCTTTTTTTAAAATAATGCAATCCAGTGTAAATGTTTGGTAAAAAATTTTTTGAAAATGTATTGCGATAATAATTATTAGTTACTAGCTCGTTTCGATAGGTATATACTTTATTCGTAAAAAATAATTCATAATTTTGTAAAAAATTAAACCAGGTAGAAATATCTTGTAATACAAGCATATCAGTATCCATTACAATAGTTTCATTATAAGGAGTTGCATGATATATTTTCCATCTATTTTCAATTTTCCATTCCGAATCTTTTGCATGATCACCCCAAGGAATATCAACAATATCGTCAAAAACTTGTTTGTATTTTTTACTTACATTATCATTTGTAATCAAACAAATTTTAGCCTCTTTATTAGTAGCACGTATACTCATTGCACTAAGATATGCTTGCTGTACATAGTCAACATTTGAATTTTGTGCTAACATTGTAAAGTTATTTTTCATTTATAACTCTTTCAAGGCTAAATTTATTCATTATATGTAAATTACTGCCTTTAAATTTTGTTAATGTATATTCACCTAATCTATCAGCTTTTTCTAATAAAAGTTTAAATTCATCTCCTTTTATACTTACAAGTATATCCTTATCAATACTATAATATTTTTTTCCTGGCAAAGTTCCAATAAAACTATCTTCAACATATCCAGAAAGTATATGAACTGCAATACTAAAGGCAAAATCATTTCTATATACAGTATTTTTAAATTGATACACTCCTCTATAATGCATATAATTTTCTTTAATGTGTTTTACTAAATCAAAAAATATTTTATTAATATCATTCTTTTTAAAATAAATTACTGTTGCCCAATAAAAAGGAATACTTGTATCACTAATTCTTTTAAATTCAAAAGTATTATTATGAATACCTAAATGTGTAGCATCATTATATAATAATAAATCTTTTTGATGATTAAAACAATTAGTAAGTTTATCATTTGCTATTATATAATCTGTATCCATAACAATAGTTTCATCATATGGAGTCAAATCATAACTTAGTTCTCTACCAGAATTTTTGAAGGATAATACACGTTTTCCTAAGCTTCCATCTCTGTAGGTCTTTTTATTTGAGATATAAGTTTCTGGATCTAATTTTACTATTTTATCAAAATATTTGCCAAAGCAATCACAACGGTCTATATCTGTAACCAAACTTACAGGTAGATTTAAATATTCTTTTATACGATTTGCACAAAAAACAGCTTGTTTTATATAGTTTATGCTTTCATTATTAAATGCAAAAAGTAATACACCTTTGCTCATAAATCCATAATACCTTGCACTGATCTATTCTGTTTTAATTTGTTGTATTCCATTAAGTATCTATTAGATGCAACAAAGTAAGTAGAATGAACATTTTTTGTAAAATCCTGTAAATTATCTATAGAAATTGGAATATTATTGTCATCAATTAACACAGATTCTTCTTGGTCCATAGATACTAAAGATTGACAAAAACTTATAAGATCTTGTGTAACTGTAAATTGTCCGCCATTAAAATAATAAATTAAATTTTCTTTATATTGCTCATTTAATAATCTTTTTTGATTATTAAGAGTAACCATATAATTACTCATATCTAATGCTTTTTCAAGACGTTCATCCATAGATTTCTCCTATTACGAGTTATAGTATATAACAAAATTTAGAAAAAGTCAAATGTAAAGTGAATATTATAAAGAACTATCTACTGCGCCTGTAGGTGCTACTTGTACAACTGCGTCATATGAAGATGCACCAATTGTAAAAGAACTATTTGGAGTAAAAGTAAGTAAATTAGATGTAACAGTACCGCCAACTTGTTCATCAATTGGATCATTTACACCTTCCGATTGTCCGCCTGTGCCTGCATCAGAATCATCAAATATTATTTCAAAAGTCATTTGACTACTACTTGGTATAACTAAATTTATTTGGTACTCGTTGTCATCATATATTTGTGTAACTGGTACAGTGCCTGGATTACCACCAGTTACACCACCGCCTTGTTTTGTGTATAACCTTGTTGCACTGTTAAAAAATCCGCCACTTACCGCTGTATTAGTGCTAATACTTCCAATAGTATATGTAGATCCTGTACCACCTGTGCCGAGAGATTCTGTTTTATATTCTGTTCCCATTTTCCAAAAACGTATTTTACCCATTTCTGCAAGTATTCTATTCCAGTCCCAATCTTTAGTATTAGCAGTTCCAGTACTACCTCCAGTTAAACTTGCTTCAAATCTTATCTGTCCACCTGCATTGAAATACTCATTTCTATCGGCCGCACTTGCCCAACTTACTGTCACTCTATGAGCAATTCTTGCATTTGCTCCTGTACCCCATGCTGAACTCCTAGAGCTAGATACAGATACGCTTCCTGATGTTGTCATATTTGACTCGTCAAAATTTGCTGTAGGAAATTCTGTTGATGCTGAATTAAATGCTGTACACGAATTTAACAAATTTGTAAATTTTGTTATATTAGCATATACTATAGGATCTCCAACATCAAAATCGCCTGTTGCAATAGCATTACTTGCTGATGCATTTTGATGCACATAACATCCTTGTAAATCCAAATATAAATTAAATTGCTGTAGCTGTGTAACAGTATCACTTACACCAGGTGTACTTCCACCTACCACTGTACCAGCAGTTAATGTTCTTCCATAACCTAAATCTGCATTACTTGTACTAGGTCCAACTACGCTTGAAATACTGTTAAAAATGTTGTTATAATCACTTGCAAGAATAGGAGTTCCTACTGCCATACCTTACTCCTTACAACTCTGTAAGAGTAGAGATTGTTGGAGATACATTTTCAACATAAGGTCCTGTAGCTCTATATTCTGTTAAGATACTTTCCAATGTTCCTTCTACTCTTTCGTCTGCTCCACCACTTCCTACATCAGAATCATTAAATTCAATTCTTACTGCTAATTGTTTAGTACTATTTGCTTTGATTTTAATTACGTAATCATTTTCTGTGTACACTGTGGTTCCAGCTTTAGTATATACTGTTTGATAAGAACTTGTCAAGTCATAATTTCCAATATTAGAACCTGTACCACTAGATAATGTACTATATGTTTCAGTATGATTAAATTTAATTGTTGCCATATTTGTAAGCATTGTTTGCCAATTTAATGACTTTTGATAATTTTCTGATGCTCCAGCAGGCAAATTTGTAAGTGTTGCAGTAAACCTTAATTCGCCTCCGGCGTTAAAAAAGCCTCTTCTATCATTATCCGTAGGCCATGTAACTAGAAATTCATGATAAACTGATTGCGGAGTAGCAGTTCCTCCCCATAAAGTTGTTCTTGTACTTGTAGCTTTTACAGCCGGATCAGCTTGTGTAAAGTCTACATTGAATTTTGCATTTTCACAAGTAGTAGTTAATGATTCATAAGAATAGTAAGACTCTTCACTAATTGTATGTGTGAACTGTCCACCTGAAACATAAGATCCCCATGAAGAATCACCTATTGGATTTGTAAATGGTGAACCAGCATTTCTATCGTAATTTTGATATAATTCAAAAGATGTTGTAGATAATACTTTTGCAAAACCAAATTGATTATTTAATTGTGTCATTCCAACTACACCTGAAATTGTGTCAACATATACACCATCAATTAATTTATGGTCTGTGCTTGTTACTATAGTTACAACATTATTATTACCTGTGTTTATAAAGGTTCCTGTAGTTATCAAAGTAGGTGTTGTATTGTCGTTAACTTCTTTTATAATACCAGTTGGTTCAGACCCATTTTGGTGTGTCCTAATTTTTACTAAATCACTATATATTTGATTCATTTCTAAGGCAGTAACAATAGCTTCATCTGCCACTTGCGAGGATGCTACTGCTTGATTATAACCTATATTGCCGCCGCCAACACCTAATAAATTTCCTACTCTTGCTTGTAAGTTGTTATAACGTGCGGCTGATATTATTTGATTGGTCATAAAAATTTACCTTTAATATACTTATGTTTTTAAAACACATTCAACTAATTTTTCTTCTTGTGAGTCATTACTTTCTAAAGCAATTCCAACTAATGCTGATGTTTTTGTAACAGTACATACTCCATTTTCCCAGGCATATACTGGTTGTCCTTTTGTAACTGGTCCTTTAACTTTAACTGGTAGTCTTCCTTTTAATCCTATATATTGACCTTCAGCTTCGCTGTTCATCATAACTGCTGGATTTGTACTCACTACACCAATACACATATCGCTTGATTTGGCAGGACAAACTTCACTGTCATCATCAAGTGATACTGCAACCGCTGTACCAGGATCTAATTCATTAGGCGTGGTGTATTTTTCTGCAATGTCCGCATATCTTGCTCTTGATGCAGTACCTGTAAAAACATTTGCTTTTATATTTCCACTAGAATCTCTTGCAGGAATTGTGCTTGGAGTTGCTTCTATATCTGCACTAAATGCTGATGAGCTTACCATTAATGCAGTAGCTTGTGTTGCTGTTCCTGTAAATGTTGTAGCATGAACGTTATTCCATTTTTTGGTTGTATCACCTAAAACATATGCATTATCGATAAATGGAAAGAATCCTGTTTGTCCTCCGTCATTATTTTCAATTCTTGCAATTTCTATTAGCCCAGAGCCTGCTGTATATGCTTGAAACTTTACTTCATTTCCTATCAAATTAGAAACTGTGGCTTCATTACCATTTGTTACGTGTAATTGTAAGTCTAAACTATCTCCGATTTTTATACCAGCATCGTCTGCAATGTTAACTGATTGTCCTGCGGCCGCGGCATTTATAAAATTAGATGATTCTAAACCATTTAATTTTAACGCATTAGAAGCAGTTCCCCAATATACTGGCACTACTGTATCATCATCAGGTCCAGTTATTCCTGTTGAAGGTGTGCGTATTAAAGTTATTCCTTTTTTGATAACTGGAAAATGTCCTGGCACATCAAAAGATGTAAGAGTTGCAGGCTGTGTAGCACTTGGTGTGAATGTTGTATCACTTATTACATACAGTGGATTATTATCAACTAGAGCTAAAATACATGGCACTCCAACATCAGATGGTGTAGAATTGATATTTGTACTTAATAATTGTGTTGTACCGCTACCAGCACTTTGAGGTCCGACTAGTATAAATTCGTTTGTGCTTGTTCTTGCATAAAGCTGATTTGTATTACTACTATACCATAAATCTCCTTCAACAAGTCCTGCTGGTTCGGTGCTACTTACTTCTGCACCGCCTGCTGTTTTCCAAGCACTTCCTGTGTAATATTTTAATTTATTAACTGAACTATCAAACCAAACTTGTCCACTTATTGCTTTAGAAGGACTAGTGGATCCTGCAAAAGATTCAAGTAAGAACAAAAAGTTTTCATTTTGTGCTTCTCCATATCCACTATAATTTTTTCCGATTAATTTTAAATCAGTTGTATTGTCTACAGTACCATCTTCTAATGATAGTAATTGGGTTCCACTAAACCTGTTAATTATGTATGCCATCGATGTTCCTCAAGTTTTACTATTGTATTTATTTGTTTAAGGAGTATATGTAGTTGTGACTTCATGTGACCAAACCCCCGCTATAACTTTAAACTTCATTGTATATCTAGTGATATTGAATGTTGTTGATATTGGAACAGCTCCAACACTAACGTCTTGTATTACACTAACGTTTTGTGTACCACCGCTATCTACTGCAAGAAAGCTTTTGTTTAATTGACTATTAACATCAGCAGTATCTGTTCCTGTAACTGCTGTCGAACTTGCATGAATAAATGCAAGTGTTCCGTTTGGAATAGTTACTGGATTTACTAAAGATGTAAGTATTGCTTTTACATCATTATTGTCTGATGCACTACTACTTACAGTAATTGTTAATCCTGTAACATCTAAACCAAAAACTAATGTTTTTGATCCTAGTTCGGTATCAACATATCCTTTTGTTGCAACTGTACTATCCGCATCTTCTGTTAATAATGGATTTTCTGATACTGCTCTTGCACTTACTGCTGTCGTAACATTTGTTATTTTCTGCTGTGTAATTAAATTTACTGCTCCTGCCGCATTTATATCAATACCGTTTGTAGCATTTGTAATTCTATCACCGTCTATTGTAATATTATCAATCGTAATAGATGCTAAACTACCTATGTTAATCAAACCCGGTGCAGATGTAACTGTTGAACTAAGAGCTGTTTTAGTTAGCACAGTGTCTCCACCAATCATTAATTCACCATTGTCATCATCTATATTAATATTATCTTCTGTGGTCCATGCTTGCTTGGCTACCCTATAAGTCCATTTTATGCTTCCGCCTTGTGTTTCAATTAAAAGACCTGCATCGTCTACAAAATCACTTGTGCTATCTAATAACGAACTATCGTCTGGTATTGCAAGTTGAATATTTTTATCTGCTACTCTTAAAGAAGTAACTGATTCATTTACAACTGTTCCTACAGTTAAATTTCCTTCTATTCTTAAATCGCCAGAGAATCTTCCATCACCGTTAACATCTAGTGTTTTTGATGGAGTGACATTTAAAATACCTAATCTTTTGTTATCAGCGTCCCAATATTGTGCGGCATATGATCCTACACTATTTTTTAAACTTAATTTATAATTTGAACTTGTTATGTTATTGATTTGTTCAACTGTATCACCTGATACTTTTAACGTATGATCAGAATCATTACCAACTATTAATCCAAGATCATTATTTACGTGCAGTTTTCCTGCCATTGTATCGCCATTGGAATCAGTTGCACTAACAAAATCATTTATTGTAAACGCTGTACCAAACTGATCTGTAATTGCTAATGCTTTATCTGCTATTCCTTCAGTAACAAAAGTACTATATGCACTGTTAATATTGATACCCATTCGTAAATTAGTAAATCCTGTTATTTCAGCACCTGGAGTAAAAGATTCTTTAGCTATAATTAAAATTGGAACTCCTGCAACAAATAATTTTAAGATTGTTTTATCAAGTGCAAAATTATCTTTTACTGTTTCAACTTTAAATCCGCTTAATCCTTGTGATTTTGTATATACAGGACCAACAAGAATCCACTCACTTCCTGTCCAATAATACATTTGATCTTTTGAACTATCGATCCATATATCACCTTCAATCTTTTCTAAAGGAGCTGTAGTAGATATTACACTATTATCAGTACTTCTAAAAGTTACACCATCAAAAACTTTAAGTCTATTGTTTGTAGTATCAAACCATAATTGTCCTTTAATTGGCTTACTAGGAGCAGATACATTTGCAAAACTTTCTAAAAGTTTAATAAAGTTTTCATTTATAAATTCACCAAATCCTTGATAATTTTTTCCTATAAAAGTTAGTTCTGTACTAGTATTATCAATTTTTCCATCAATTAATTCTGTAAGTAAAGTACCATCTGTTTTGTTCAGTCTATAACTCATACTATCACTCCAGTGTAAATAATATAATTTAATGTTACAAATGGATCTGTTGTATCTAACGCAGAGTTTGTTGCAGTAGTCAATCCACCAGATGTAGACATTTTACTTCCACTTGCTCCATCAGATGCCGCTCCTCCTGCACTAGTATTTGTACCAGATAGACCTCCTACTGTACTTGTTACATAAAATTGATCGTTTGTATCACTTTTTAAATCATGCTCATGATCAGGTAAGTTAGCGGCAGTAATTGTGTTAGTAGCATTACCGCTTATTCCTCCTAAAGTACCTGTTCCTGCTGTTATTCTGTTATTATTTGATGATGGTGAACCTAATGCACCTACAACACCTCTACCTCTTAAATCAGGCAGATTAAAAGTTTGGCTTGTGTCTGCACCATAAGTTGTACCTATAGATGTAAATAGTGTTGAATAAGTTGTCCTTAATTGAGAACTACCGTCGCATAAAAGCCATCCACTTGGTGCGGTTGTGCCAGCAAATGGAACAACAGTTCCAACCGGAATAGTTTGTATACTTCCAACAATATCGCTTTGAGAAGCTTTATATATTGTGCTTCCTCTTGTTACTAGCAATTCATCTGTGCCTACTATAGGAGCTGGTATTGATGGTTTATTTGTAATAAAAGCTGGTGAAATAGTACTATTTGCTAAAGTCTTGGTTGTGCCGCCGGTTTGTCCATCAAAAGTAAAACTATCAGCAGTAACATCTCCATCCAATCTAAATGTTGTCGCACTATTAAGTTTTCCTGCACTAGTGGCTGTACCAGTTAGTGTTGCAGTAATTGCCAAACTAGAGCCTGCTTTTGGTTGAATTGATGTTGTTGTTATTCTATTTGCATATAAGTTATCATAAAATAAACTTGCAGTTCCAATATTATGTGTGCCGTTGTTTTCAGGAATAATATTTTCTGCTGTAATTTGACTATTAACTGTTAACGTTCCGCCAACGTGTAAATCTTGTGCTACACCTAATCCACCAGGAGTTGTTATAGAACCAGTAGTACTACTAGTTGAATTAGTTGTAAGTGATGTCTTTATAGTTCCACTTGCTAAAATGTTGCCTGTGACATCTAATGATTCAGCCGGTGTTGGATTATTAATTCCTACGCTGTTTGTTACAGATGCTGTCTTTACTCTAATTGCCGGAGTTTGTGTTGCTGTAGTTCTTACATCTAATGTTCCTGTACCAGAATGCTCAATTATACTATCAGAATCTTCTACTAATATTGCTATATTTTTTGTTTGCCCAAATTCTATTCCTCTTGCATCACTTATTTTTAAAGGAACATTGACTGTTTGTAAACCTGCTTCTGCATCATTTCTAACAAATTTTGTTCCATCTACTGGCAGATTGTTAATTACTAAATTATTTGCTTTTTCTGCTGTACCATTCAATTGAGATGATAATGTTTTATTTAAATTTATACCAATTTGAATAGGAATAGTAGACGTATATCCTGCAATATTTGTTTTTGGTGCAAACGCAACATTACTAATAATTGCCATCGGAATATCTTGTGCATAAATTATAGTAACTTTTTCTTTAGGAGCATCATCTGCTCTATCTATATCAACTGAAATTGCTCCTGTAATAGATGCCGAACTGTATTCTGGGCCAACTAAAACATATCCACTACCTGTATAGATATACAATTGACTATTTGTTGTATCAACCCAAATATCGCCTGCTACACTATTGTCTACAGCAGGTTGAGATGCTGATTTTTTTAGGCCGCCCGCGGCAACCCATTGTGTCCCATCATAAATTTTAAGTTGATCAATTCCTGCTGTTGTATCATACCATAGTTGACCTTCAACCGGATTGGTTGGCGGATTTGCATTTGCAAAATTTTCTAACATTTGCAAAAAATTTGTATTTAAACTACTACCAAACCCTGATAAATTTCTTCCAACTAATTGCAAACTTGTGTCTGTATTAATACTTGAATCTTCAACAGTGATTGTGCCTTTATTTGCGTTATCTGTAAACGGTATTTCGTATGCCATTAACTATTCCCTCCGCTAAGGCTTTGAACTCTTACAGTATAATCAATTTGAATTAATCTATTTAATGATTTTTGTACAGGATGAAAAATTACGTGTGTTATTAGCCTACCTGTCCCAGATGCACTGTAACCCCTTAAACCTAGTTCATCAAATACGAATTGCTGTTCAGTATCAGATGCAGTATCAAATGCATCCTGCCCATTTGGTTCGCCATAATCTAATAAACAGCAAACAACAACATCAGTATAATTTGTTCCGCTTACATGGCGTGTTTCTATTTTGTTTCTAGTTGGATCTAAATTATTTACATTTCTATCATCAACTACTTTAGTATATGTTTGGTTATAAAGACTTGCATTAGTTCCTGTACTATTTGGAGTCAAATATGTAATAATTCCTGTAGGATCTACAATAGTTCCTCCATTACCAAAACTCATTTCACTAATAAAACCTTGTCCAATATTGCCAAGGCTTTCGGCAAGGCTTATACTCATATTTTCATAATGTATTGCATTACGTTTGTCAACAAAGATATGACCTGATTCAGGGTTATATATTTTTATATGACCTTCTATGTGTACACCATTTTGTTCTGTTTGTATCATATTATTATCCTTATTGTATTTATCGGGTTAGCTTTATTGAGCTGTCTGTTAGAAATTTACTAATAGTATTTTTACTACTTGAAATACTTTTTCCTTTATCATTCCAAACTTTACCTTTTTTCCTTATAACTTTTATTTCTGTACCAGCGGTTGGTGCTGTTTTTAATGTTAAAATATTATTTTCCACTGTAAAATCTGCTAAAACAGTTTCATCTCCACCTGGGCTATCTTGATCTAATGCAGTGTTATACAAAGAATATCCTGATTTTAGGAGTCTTTGTCCTCCTACAAATACATCAAATTCATTAATACTAGCAGGTGTCCAGTTTAACACAAATGTTGTAGATGAATTATCTCCTGTGAAGTTTTGTGTATATGTAGTATCTTGATATGGAATAGTTTCACTGCCTCCTTGATGAAATACTCTACTTGTAGTTAAGTGTACTTCGGGTATACCAGTGCCTAATGTTCCTCGTTGTAATTGACTCAAAACATTACCTTTTTTTACATAATATTCAATTCTTTCTCCATTGATAAAAATAATACCAGGCAACCCTGATTCTCTATTTGGATCATCTAAGCCTGCAGAATCTTTTAGCACAATATTTAAATCATACCAATTTAAATTTGATTGTAACTGATATTCTTTTGCACTGTTTATCCTCTTATAATGATATCTGTTCAATATATCTTTAAAAATTCTATAAGCAAACTTTTTCTTACTTACAGTTGCACAAGAATAAAGTATTTCAATTTGATCATTTTTTTCTGGAGCTTCACTTAAAAGCACAGTTTTACCATCTTCTGCTAGTGTATAATCAACTTGTGCAGTTAAAAATTTACCATTTAAAAATACCCATGCATAATTTGCTCCAGGTATCTCTTTATTTAAAGGAATCTGTCCTTGAGAAACTAAATTTTTTGTCAAATAGTCTTCGGAACCTTCAGGAGCATTAGTATTGTCGTACGCAACCCTATAGCTTAGTCTCTGAAATTCATTTATATCATGATTAGAAAATACATAAATTGTTACATCTTCGTTTGGTACTTCTTTTAAAGATAGTCTATTACTTTCTACTACAGTAACACTATCAATTTTAAAATTTGTGCTATCATCTAAAAATAAAGTTGGCGTATCATCTTTTTCTGCTAGTAACACTAAATCACGCTCATAACCTTGTAAAATAATTGTAACATCATTTCCTACTTTTGTGAATTCTTGAACTGTGCAAATTACGTTTGTGCTATCATTTAGTGTAAAATTCATTTGGTCTAATGGTGCATAATCAATTAAATTTGCCGCATTGCTTAATGTTACCTTTGTATCAACAAAGAAATAATCAGCTTTATCAATAAGTACAACACGCATTTTGTCGCCTGCAATACCAACAGATCTTGATGTCAAATTTAATCTACCATTAATGGTATCATATACATAATTCTTGGGTTCAACATACTCATCATTAATGTAAACTAAAACATCGGATTGCATAATTAATGTTTGATCAACAAATTGCCAATTATCTAATTCATAAACTCTTTCTTGAGTTAGTGTATATAAAATTGAGTAACCTGCATCAAGAAATGTATTTCCTTTCTTTACTAAAACATTATGGCTATAAGGTTTTTTGTTAAAAGGTAAAGGTATCGCTCCATTTACTCCAAATGTATGTGTTTTGTTTGTAGATACGTTTCTATTAAAAGTTGTATCAATTGCTAATTGACTATATTGTTGTCCGGTTCCAGTATATAAAGTGTATGTGATAATACTATTTGCTTTAGGCGTATCGCCAAGTGTAATCATAACTTTATCTGCGTCTTCTCCATATTCAGAACCTGATGCTGATACAAAGAAATTTGTAGTTACAACACCATTAATAGCAACAACTGCTGTTACTCCGGGCACATAGCTGTAATATGTGATAAAGTTTTTACTTACTCCATCTGCTGTAAATGTGTCGCTATCTAAAATATTTGATCCATTTGTACCTATTGTCATTACAGATAAATGTATGCCTACGGGTAACAAAGAACTATCAGAGATACGTAATATTTTTTCTACATAATCTATTTCGTATTGTGCAGGACTTAAAACGATGTTATCTAATTTAACAATAACACTATCCTGTGTTGCTGGTAATTCTTCTAAAGGATACTCAGCACTATCTCCGTCTGTAGTAAAATTTTGTACAGTAATCATGCCCTGTCCGTCGTTAACTCTTTCATATACTTGTATATCAAGAGTATCTAAAATTTGTCCAGGAACATTTTCTTCAGGTCCTTTTGATGTAGTTGGTGTTACAAATCCATCTCCATCAACAACTATCTCACCAGCGGCTATACCAGTTGCAGTTGAAAATTTTCCTGCAATATTAGTTAAATCACCACCTGTGAGCTGAGTATCAAAAATAACACCAGTAGGAGTCACTGCTCCATCACTAGTAGATTTTCTAACAATTATAGTATCACCATCTGTTGTATTAATTCCTGTAACATCTAAAGCAAAACTATTTGTTATTCCGTCACCAACAATACTACGCATAATTGCGTCTGGATTAGTGAATATAGAAGAATCACCAACCCAATCTGGATCATCTAATCTAATTGGATTTTCACTTGCTCCTGCTGTTACAGATTTATAATAAATGTTGTATGTCACACCAGGTTCAAAAGGTTTACTGACCGTTATATTTGCTGTGCTTCCATCTAGTATAAAGACTTCATCTTCAAAATTAGTATCAAAATCATCAAAAGCATCTATTCCAAAAGCACCTTGGTCAAAACCTGTTTTTGCTCCAAATGATGCTGTATCAATTTGTACTCCTCCATAGTCAACTCCATCCATTAGTTGAGCTAAATCTTTGCCATACTGTCCTGATGTTGGATTATAGAAAAAGTTAATTCTATCTTCTGCATTAAGATAGTCAATATCTTTTTTATATTTTACTGATATAACCGCATTTTTTGATGGTGCAACTGTAAAATTTATTTGTCCGTAATATCTTTCATAGCTTGCAGTGGTATCTAAAATATTTGATACACTATAATCGCTACTTAATTGTTCAACACTATTAACAATTATTTCTATATCTGCAGGTTTCACACTCATTGGCCACTTCAAGTCAAAAAGTATTTGAGAACCTGTGCCTGTGAAAGTAGCTGAAACATTTAAATCAGTAACTTGAAATGTTCCTGATACTCTGTCAAATTTAATAATCATGTGTGTCGAGCGTACTGGAGAATTACCAAGAATTGCCACAGCTTTAGTATCTGTAGTTGCAACACCGTAAGCATCTTCATCTTTCTTTGTGCCTGTAAATGTTACATCTGGCTTTGTAATATATTTTTTACCTGTACCGTCAAAAATAATACCTGTAACTACATCACCAGAAATAGTCGCAGTACCAGTAATGGTTGGTCCGCCTCCTCCGCTTATTGTAACAGTAGGAGATGATTCCCATCCGGATCCTCCTTGTGTTATTTTCACATCAGTTACTTCAAATCCTACATTATCAAACCAATTACGTTGTGGATAAGTTGTAACAAATGAAGAATAATTTTTTATTTCACTGTCAATAACTTGTGCGTTTTCAGGAATAATCTTTCCTTGCTGTTCGTCATATCTTGGAGGCAAGTCAAAGTCGGAAACATTTGTAGCTGTTGGATCTACACTTTCGTATGCACTTAAATATTCTCTAATTTTTGTACTATATGGCTTAACTTCATTTACATATTCTGTGTAACTTTCTAAATTATCATTTTTAAAATTAACTTTTTGTGATAATTCTCCAACATTATGCTTCGCTTTAATAAATGCTGTTTTAAATATCCAATCTACATTTGGTTGCTCTGCTAGAATGTATCTAATACTGCTAAAGAATAATTTATTCCATTCTACAGCCAAATTATCAACAAAAACATTTTCCTTAATTGTATTAAGTAATATTCTTATTTCCTGTCCTGCATCTCTATCATATAATGCACTATCATACACTGCTTTATCAAAACCAAATTTTGCATTATTATACAGCAATGAACTTAATTGTAATGTACCATTTTGTCTTCCAATAGTTTGATAATTAACTGTATAATCAACTTCGGGCTGATTGTCAATTTTGTAAAGTAACAACCATCCTCCTGAACCTATTGATTCAACTTTAACAATATCTCCAAGCTCGTCTTTTAATCCTTCTAATGCATAACTTCCTGGTACTAAATAATCTATAGCTGTAGAAGAACTATATCCTGATTTATACCAGTCTTTATACTCCCAATATAAACTTGCATCATAACCCTGATTATTTACTCTGACCCATTCTTTATCTGTTGTATTCCATATGTATGTAGCCCAAAATCCTAACAAAGTGCTATCCGCTTTTACTAGGGCTGTAAAAGGCCTTACTGTAACTACTGTGGATTGTGAATAGTTTCTGCCTTGATTTACTATAACAGCTTCAATAACTTGGCCTAAATTGTTTATATAAGTTTCAATCTCAGCACCTGTGCCTGTGCCTTGAATTGTTACTTTAGGTCCTCTACGTTTAGTATCATTTGCACTATCATATGCAGGATCTATATACCCACGTCCTGCATTTGTAATGTTTACTCCAGTTATTCTACCGTCTGTAACTGTAAGACTTAAACTAGCCTGACTTATTTTAGAAGTTCCAATAAATCTCAATAAAGATTCTGTATCAACACTTTGATCATATTCTCTTGATACTGCTGATGGCTCTGGATCTTTTTTAGAAAAACCGGAAATATCAAATTCATCAACTATTAAATTACCTGATAAAACAAGATTTATTCTTTCTATTACTTGTTTTAAAGCTTCGGCTTTATTTACAAACATTGTTTGTAATGGCTCGTCTAGAATACCATATCTTCTTGCACTACTTATAGACGGATCCGGTACAGGAGTTTTTTTATCATCATATCCTACTAAACTATCTATCCATTTTGTAACTAGTCTATTATTTGGTTGGCTAGTTTCAAGTCCTTCTGTGAGGAGATCATATTCTCTATGTAAATTATTCTCTTTCACTTCTGTAGTGTTGTAATATTCAAAATGCAAAATTGTATCTTTATCTTTAATTAAACTTCTACAATTAAAAATACCAAAATTATCACTACCAAACATGGCTAAAAATTTGTAACCATTACTTGCTGGATCTTCAATTAAAGATGCTACTGTTGATGCACTAATATTTCTATTAGGCATTGCAGGTAAAACTTTTGTATTTTTTACCCAATAAAAATATTTTGCTGAAAATAAACCTGTTATAGGATCATATACATTTTGTCTTGTATATCTTAAATTACCGTAACGTGATTTTCCACTAATGCCTTGTGATAATCCTTCTGTTGTATCTGCAATATCATCCCATTGCTCAGGAAGAAGTTTGCTTTCTACCCATTCGTAAATATCAACACTGTATCCAGGAATAACTTTATTCCAAACATTTGCACTATATTCTGAATTTTTTTGATAAGGATTGTACCATCTTACTGCACTTAAATCCCATAATAATTTTCCTACTTTTTCTTCTGCCCAAGGATTCACTGTTCCGGTATTTGTGCTTCCTATATTGTATACAGCAGGATCATAATATAATTTAAAATCTAATTCTCTTTCTGCGGCATTTGCAATCTTACCCTGTATAGGATCTATAAAATCTAAGTAAGTGATTAAATCACTTGTAACTTTATCATATATAAATGATCCTTTCATCTTTTCATAATTTAAAAAATCTGTTGCTGATGCTAATGTGGTCCAATTTACTGTATCTCTATCAGAACGTAAATCAAAAACTAATCCATTCCTTGTTCCACTTGTAGATAATCCTTCAAATCCTAAATATAAATGATTATTTGTATAAACAAGCTCAACGTCTCTTGCTGTTGCTAAATTCCTTGTAAGTGTATTTCCAGCATCATCATTGTAATAACTTTCATAATCAACTACTTCACTTACAGTATACCTATCATTGAGTAATTCAAAGGTATATGCTTGTGGCCTTCTGGTTGAAATATTTGTTATTGTTGTTGTTCCATTGTCAAATGTTGTTGCGGTATTGTCAAATGTTGTTGAATCAAGATTCTTTCCATTGATTCCTAATACACATAATTTTTCTCCTGCAAAATCAAGTTTATAACCAAATCTTTCATTCACTGCACTGTTTGGTGCTTGTAAAATTTGTGTTGATTCAAAGGCCATAGTTGTTGAATTGTATTTGTAAATATATACTAAACCTTGATCTATGCCAGTTTCGCTACTATCCACCACATCTGCAAGATTTGCACCTACAGCAATATAATTTCCATCATCACTTAAAGCAAGGCTATCTCCCCACAGCATATCAACTTGAGGTGCAGATATTACTTCATAAAATGCATATCTGTTTTCCTGTTTTCTGTATACATAAACTTGAAATTCTTCACTAGAATTATTATATGCTGTAAATGTTAGCACTTCTCCGTTAGCACTTACATCAATATTTTTTCCTGCATTTATAGTATTATTAAATGCTGTGCTATCGTTATCTCCATCTAATATTCCTGCTGAATATGGAAGGTATCCAAATCTATCAATGCCCACATCTGTTGTAATCCAAGAATTTATATCTGTAGGAATAGCACCTCCTGGTGCAATATCAACAAGTGCTTTGTATAAAGATCCCTCATACCAAACAATTTCATTTTTTCTATATGAATATATTGTGTTGTGCTGACCTCTATATTCTGAATCTTGTGTTCCTTTAAATTCTTTTTCTATATACAAAGTATCATATATGTAGATTCTACCATTGTTTCCTTCACTTCTAACAAATAATTGATATTTTTCATCTGTGCTAAATGCAGTTTCTAATCCTATTCCAAATTTTTCATTATCAGTAGGATCAGATGAAATAAATTGCTCAAGTAAAAAGAAAGTTGAATCTAATTGTTTTTTGTAAACATAAACAATACCTTGGTTAGTTAAACTAGATGCAGATCCATTATCATCTGCAGGTATTTTATAAATTTGTTCCCAATCTTGGCTATCTGTATGAATTGTACTGCTATCGTCATCAGTTTCTCTTAATGCTTTCCATAAAGTTCCTCTATCACTAACTATATCATTTGTTAAAATTTGACCAGTAACACTTCCAATTTCTCCTAAGTATCTACTTTTTACATTACTTGCTAGAGGAGCAGATATGAATAAAAATTGTCCATCATGAGATAATTTTACTTTTTGTCCAAAACCACTTGTAGAACTATGATATCCTGCTGGTACATCGATAGTTTGTGCAATATTTAGAGATGCTCCTTCGCTTGCTCTATTATACACAAATACTTTTTCATCGTCTGGCCTACCTATTACAAACAAACCGTTAGAATCATTAGAATCAAAAGTAGATCCAAATTTTCCGTCTCCTGCTTCAGAATTAGTTATTTCTTGTTTTCCGGTAACAATTTTTTGATTTTTAAATACTCCAAATTTATTGTTTGAAACATTGTCAATCCATATTGTATCATTTTCTCTCAAACCATATTCATTTATATCAGCGTTTACTAGGTCAGGTGAAGCATATCTTTTTGATAATAATTTAGTTATAATTCCAGTTGTACTATCTCCTAAATCTAAACTTTGATCGTCTGTTGTAATATCAGCAACAACATTCACAACATTTTCTGTGATAGTGTTAACTTTATAAAATCCATCTAAAGAATCTATTACAAACTGAATTCCGAATGTTTCACCTTCAGTAATTTCAGGAGTGCTATCAAAAGTTAAGTTAAATCCTGTATCAGTTTTTTCAAACAACAATACTCTATTTGAAGTTTTTACGTGTTGGTAAACATTCCAAGAATTTTTTTCACTAGTAACCCATATAAAATTATCCGCAGGTACATTAGCAATATCTAAAGCAAGAATATCCTCAGGCGTTTTTACTAAAAAATTAATTTGATCTAAACTAACATATCCAGCTGTTTTACTATATTCATCTGTACTCCATTTTGAAGGAAATGGTTTTGTTGTGTAATTATTTGGTTTAATGTAAACATTTGGAGTTGTATATTGGTATACTAAATCAGTTCTAGCTTCATTTTTTATATCAACTAATTCAATAATTTGTGGTTCTATTCTAAATTGTTTTTCATCTAACTGATACTCTAATTCATCAAAAACATCTGTAGCACCATATTGTGCTTTTCTAATTGCCCACTCTTCGTAAAATTCAATACTATCTTTATTTGCACTTCCTAATTTATCAAATAGTTTTGTTAAACTGTTTAGGGTACCTTTGTCTTTTATAAATCCTTGATAAAATTTGTATTGACTTATTTCATCTTGTATTATATTATTTAGGTATTCTCTTTTTTGATATCCGATAAGATGTTGAGCTAATCTTTGTTGCTCAGTATCAAAATTATCTGTATCTAAATCATAAAAGTCAGCAAACTGATTTGCTTTGTAATCAAAGTTTGTTTTAAGTCCACTTTCTGGCTTTGATTCTAGCCTGTTCCAATTAGATGCATTAAATGTTGACGTTCCTGTTAAAAAATTATTAGCTGAATAATAATATTCTTTATATTTTACAATATCACCTAATCCATAATCTTGCCATTGTTGCCACTCGTTTATAATTGCTTCATCGTAAATAAATCCTGGAATATCTAAGTTACCATTCCAATTATTTGTTCTATAACCAACTACATTTATTCTTTGTTGTCTATATCCGCTTGCAGGATTATATATTGTATCATTAAAGACTGTTGTATTATCTAATATTACCGCATGATCTTTTTGAACTAACCCTAATTTTGCAAAATATAATCCTTGACTATCTTTTGGAAATAATTCTACACTATTTGATACATCTCTATTAATATTTAAAGACACATCTTTAATAGCTGTGCCCGATACATTTAAGGTTTTATATCCAAATATATTATCTCTTACACTATCAATAACAAAATAACTTTTTCCAAATTTTAATCTATTTGCTCCAGGACTAAGTGTAATAATAGACCCTAATGCCCAATTTTGCGTAGTATAAAATAAAAATTCTTTAATACCTAAATTAAAATTTTCTACAGCTTCTGTTTCACGATTAAAATAATCAAATTCAAAACCTAAATCAATTAACCTTTTTTCATAACCTTGTAAAAAATCAACTAAATCCTGAACTGTTTTTATAATAGTTCCATACGGGAGTTTAGATATAATTTCACTATAATTTTTCCTTAATGATGCAGTAGCACCACCTACAATAGGAAGTGATGATAATTTACTATAAAATTTTTGTTCAAAGCTATCGCCAGCTACATGATTTTCATTTACTCTATAAAATTGATTTTGAAACTTTACAATTTTTCCTGCAACATATTGTTTACCTTCTGTCCAAAACAAGAAATTTTCACTGAGTCCGCCAACTGTTATTGCCGGATCATTAGATGCTGATATAGGAGATCTGTATTCGAACACAGGATTTTCTTTATCATAACCACTTACTTTGTATCCTTTCTCAACACGTTCAATAATTACTCCGCTATATGCTACTGTTTGTAATGGTGAACTTTGTATCAAATTAATTTTATAATTTTCAAAAGGAACAAATACATTACCTTTGTTTGTTGGAGTACGACTGTCTAACACTAATTTAAGTTTAGATTTGTCTGCAAATCCGCCAACTTTGAATGCAACTTTTTGTTTAAGTTTAGATAATTTTTCTACAAAATTTGAATATTGCGTTGTAATGTCGCTCGACATATAACTGTAAATATAATTTATTAAACCGCAAGTAAGTATTTTGTTACCAGTTGAATCTAATGTGTTTGTAAATTTTAAATTAGATAATTTTATTCTTTGTAAATTATCACCAGAATATACTAGCTGTCCAGTAACATCTCTTTTGATTCTACTTCTATCAAAACCCACGCCAACAACCTGTGCAGGCTTATTCAAAATTATAGCTTTTAGTAATGCAAACGGATATTCACTGCTACGCCTCCATGCATTTTCTGTAGGTGTGTTATCTCCAAAACCAAAATTTTCTCCGGATTGTATTCTAAAACTAAATTCATTAATATATCCGCTGTCTAAAGGACTACTTACTTTTCCTGTTTGTGTAACCGGAATGTGCTTTGTCAAATTCGGTCTTATAAATTTTTTATCTGTTCTTACTATTGTATCTGATGATCTTATAATACCTTTTTCTATATCCTCCCACATCACTAAATTATCACTTGTATACGGAGCTGGTCCATATTTTGTTTCCCACCAGGATGGTTTGATACTTAATCCTAACATTTCCCACGGATGTGTGTTAGGTCTATCAGTATCGTATGCATCTGTATAAACACCTCTCCAAAAACCATTTAATGTTCTGCCAGTATCACTGGTTGCAAATTTATAATTATATGTGAATGGTTCGGCTTCGGTTACAAAACTATTATCTGTATAGTCTACATTTCCTGCTTTTTTTGTCCAACTTAAAAAGTCAGCAATAGTAACATCATTTATATCTTGCCTACTTATTTTTGTATTTCTAAATTCACCGCCGATATAATCATAAATGTCAAAAATATTTGTATCATAGGTAACTTTTATATTGTTGTAAAATCTTTTTTCTAATTCTAAAAGTAATTGATCTCTATAATCATCGTATCCTACTAAAATACTTCCATCATGTCCTCTAACAACAGTGACAGGAGTTTGATATGTTGTATCAACAAATATTTCTGGCTGATATGCTGGAAACATTCCCATAACTGTAGGGGTTTCAGGAATATAACTACCATTAGTTGTTTCATATTCGTAAATATCTATTTTATCATCTACATTTAAAGTAAACGAATTTAAAAATTGTATAAAACCTTCATTAGTAAATTGATAATCTATATTATGATATGCTTGCACATCGTTTACATATATGTATACAGCTTTTTCACTTAATTCATTTAATGTAAACATATTACTAAGAGCATAAAATTTTAAATCAGAATCTAATACAGTATGTTCAATTTTTTTAAATGCACCAATACCTACCATATCAGAATTATAAAAAGGCATTGTTGTTTTTTTGTCTTTTGCAAGATGTAAAAGTATTTGGTCAACTTGCTCTCTTGTTGTGCCATTTAATTCTAAAGTTTCACTTGCTTGTATAAAAGCTCTTTTGTATTTGCTATATTCGTCCTTTGCAAAATTTATTGCAGATATTAGATTGTTTTCTTTATTTGATATTGCAAACAAAGGTAGATTTATTGGACCGCTGTGTTGTAAAAATTTTCTTCCGTACTTTTTAATATCACCCAAGTCACGTATGTTGTTTGGTCCGGGTTGCGTTCCTGTAAAGCCATCTAGTTCAGGAACAATACTATCTAAATGATCATTTACTTCACCTAATGTAAATTCTGTAATATCTTCATTAAGTGGATTTCTTTCAAAGTTATGAGGAAATTCATAATACCCATTTATATTTTTATCTGCTTGATCGGTATGAGTTTTTACTACAATTATGTCTGTAGAATTTAAGTCAGTGTAAAATTTTATTACTTTCTCATTATTTCTATTGTTTTCAAAAGTATAATCAACATTTTCTAACTTTAAATTATTATTTACATATACTACAGATTTTAGATCAGCTATTGACCCGCTTTTATCGTATACATCAATTATAAAGTTGTTGGTTTGTAAATCTCCTGTATATTTTCTAACAACATATTGCTTACTTAATACTGGAGATTTTATCCAACCATTTATAAAATTAAAATTATTACCAGTAGCATCATATTTTTTAAGATATCCAGTATTTGTGCCTTTGTTGAACACTGAATTACTAATTTCATAGCTAAATTTTTCATTTAGCAAACCAAAACCAAAAACAATATCACCTGTATTATTAATATTTTTGTATGTTAAAGGAAACCCAAGTTCTGGATCATTTGCTCCTTCTCCTACTTTATAACTGAATATTCTGTTTCCTGTAAAGTCACTGTTTGGATATACTACTTCATCTGAAAAACTTATGCCATTTTCATCAAACATATCAAACAAAGGTGCTTGATTGATTCCTGTTTTTTCCTGTGCTTTTTTCCAAGTAGTTCCATTAAAGAAGTACATAGTGCCTGCATTTTTTGTTCCCAAATTAATTAAGATAGTTTCATCTTTTAAAGGCATAGTATCATTTGTTTCAATTAATGTAATTTGACTGTTGCCATTAAAAGTTATAAACTTTACTTGAAATACTTTACCATATACCATATTGTCAGTATCATTTAAAAATACTACACGCATACCTTCTGCTAGTTCAATACCATCTACACTATATCCAGGTTGCCCTTCAATTTTTGATCTTACATCATTTGTATATGTATCAAGTAGGTCAACATTAGCTTTTGCTTTTGTACCATTATTAAATAATTTCAGTCCTCTGTCAAATTCAATAATAGGTCGCTTACCTCTTGAATCTTCGTTTAGGTCAAATGTTTGACTGTTTAATTCAGCACTTTTTGTTATAACATCTTTGTGAAACCATCTATTATACCTTGACCAGGCATTTCTGTCAGCACATGACTTATTTGCTACAATGTAATCTTTAGTTCCTGCAAAGCTTTTTGCATCACTAAAAGGTACTCTATCAAAACCATTGGCATCAAAAGGCACTTTAGAATCAGTAGTAAAAACAGCTGGTACTTGTAAATCATTAACACTAACTAATTCTATTTCATCTCCTACACCTTCTACATACCAAGAACCAATAGAATATTTTGCCGGTGTAACATTACCTGTAAAATATACCTTCATTCCATTGGAAAAGTCCCAACCATCACTTGTCCTGTATGTTCTTTTGCCCAGGATTTCATTTTCAACATCAATACTTGTATTTTCTTCTATGTTGTATATTTTTAATCTAGAACTTACATTTAAATCATATTGACTTATAAAATAAAGAGTATTAGGAGCATCATCAGGAATAGTAAATTCTAAAACACCAGATTCTATATATCCTGGATTTACAAAACTACTTTGGTTCAACAAAACGTTGTCGTCATTAAGAGTAAGCGACACACCAGAAGTATAAAGCTGATTTATTACTGTACTGTCATCAAGTCTTTCGTCAGGATCTACTCCTCTATATAAAGCAATAGATAATGGGTTACCGGGAGATTCTATATTAAATCTATAAGTTTGTCCTCTATATAATTTTAAGTCAGGATTTTTTGTTAAACCGTTTGGATGGAATAACAATGCAATTGAATTATCTTCTTCAATTGTTTCTAAACGGTATGTGCTTATAACTTTATCAGTTTGTCCTCTAACAGCAACTTCTTGTGGCCCGTCAGGCAACCAATAATATTCTCTAAAATTACAAAATTTAGATAAATCTATACTTGGATTCCATGCATAAAATTCTTGCTCGTTTGTTTTGCTATGATTTTTTAAATTAGCACTGTATGTTTTTAATAAGCCAGTATAATCGTTATAATCAGAATAATATCTAGTATTACCAATAAAATCTTCATATAAACTTACAGGTTCAAATTGATAATCTGTACGTTCTTTTGAAACATCTTCAACATAATTATCCTGTAATGTTACTGCTTTCGCTTCACGGCTACCAACATATCCATTAATTTTTTCAATTACTCCAGGATTAGTAAACTGATCAAGTGTGCTGGATAGGAATTTTTTATTTTGTGGAGTTCTAAAATATCTTGGTAGTTGATCTACGCTTGTCCTTCTTGACTTGCCGTCAGCTGGTAATGCAGATTCATTTTGATCGCTATCATAGGACATTAGTAACTACTTCCTCCGCCACCGGATCCACTACCTCCTGATCCACTACCTCCTGAACCACTGCTACCCGAACCGCTACTGCCTGAACTACTTGAAGAGGTGCTAACTGTATATGCTGTAGATGTATTTGCAGAACTTTGTATTCCAACATTTAATATATCATCACTTGTAACAACTAGACCTGAAGCTTTAAGTCTTGATTCAGTAATAGCGTCTATAATTTGCACATCATCTACTGTAGCACTACTAATAAGTATTTCATCATTTTCGCTTTTTATTTCATATAAACTTCCAAAACTTTGTGTTTCTTGTTTTGGCACTAAAACAATACTAACTAAATCTGGAGAAAGTTTGTTTATTATAAATGTGGCTAACTCACTAAAATAGAAAGTTTCTCCAAAGTCCCAATTTTCAAGTGCAAAATATGCATTTACTGCATCTATTATTCTACTTTTTACATCATTGTCATTTACAACTCTTTCTGGATTTTTTACAACTTTTATTGTAGCTTGTAAATCAACATCACTTTTGCTACCAAAAATAGGTTTGTATTTTACTGGATGATAAATTACATCATCACTTATACTTTTTATTGCCGCTACGTTTGTGTTATAATCTAAAAATAATTGATCACTACTTGGAGGTAGAGGTAATGTTGTTATGTTTCCTTTTAGATAATCTCTATATGAATTATCATATGTTTTTGTAAGTAGATACACATCAATAATATTACTACTACTTGGGTCGATCCTTGCTTGCTCATCTGCGGCATGACTATATTCAAATTTTATGTCTTTTCTACCAGTATAAGCAAGATAGTCTGATGTAAATTGTACAGCATTTGCAGTTTTATTATAACGCAAAAATACATTTCGGTCAATTAAATAAAAAACATCATTATCATTATATTGACTTAATGCTCCTATAGCACCTTGACTTGATTTTGTATAAATTGGTTCAATAGAAGCATCAACATAATTAAAAATTTCTGTTTTGTTAATTGTAGACTTCTTTTGAAAAATATATTTTGTAGATGAATTTGTATTTGGTGCGACAATATGTTCAAATAAATCAGGATCATCTACAACACCGTCATTGTCAGCATCGTTAAACGAAACTTCAATCTTTTTGCTGTTAATATAACCTGAATCATTTTTAAATTCACTTGTAATTTTCCAAGGCCAATCAACAGTAAAAGGAGTCAACTCGTCAGGTTTTAAATTTATACTTAAAACTTTTATTATATCTTCAACAACTTTGCCCGTCCTACTATCATAAATTTTATTTGTACTATCAAAGAAAAATCTTAGTTGATCGTTGCTTTCAAAAACATATCTTAATCCTCTTGAAGTGATTGTATATTTTTGTCCATCTGTTTCAAAAAGTAGTAACCAACTTGCATCGCTTTGTGAATTAGTAGAATCACCTGTTTTACCAAGACTAAAAGCATTTGTGGTATCTAAATTATTAGCTAACACTACTCTCCATTGACTATTTTCAAAATCGTATCTTAAACCAAATGTTTTATATGCAAATGCTTGGTCAATAATTTGTGTTTTTACAGCATCTTTAACGCTATTATCTAACACAGGAATTATTTCAGCAAGTACTGCACTAGTTGGAATATTATCATTTAAAACTATTGGTCCTAACCCGGTATCTGGATCAACAACTGTTCCGTTTTCTGTTACAGATACAACTTTTACCCACTTGTACGTGACTGCATTTGGATGATCAGCAACTCCAGGCATAAGCTCATGAGCATTATTTGCCATAAAATGTTGTCCATCTGGTGCATCAAATTTTAATAACGCACCCGGTGTAACAAATCTCATAATACTTTTTGTGAAACTTGATACTGCAACACGACTAGTAGATGAGTCTGTAAAATATCCAGTAGCTCTATTTGTATCTAAAGATTCTGTGTTCCAAGCAATATTTAAAGCCTTTACTGAAGTATTCCTTGGAAAGTTAGTGTAATAATAATTTAATAACTTAGTATCTTTTATAACAGGAATAATTATATTATTAATAGCACTTTCTATGTCATTTCTTGTTGTAAAATCAAAACTATATTTGCTATCTAAAATTTCTCTATATAAAATACCATCATCACTATATAATAAGGTGTTACTATATTTTCCACTAGCATCTCTTAAATCAAAATATCTGCTTATACCGCTACTTGTTCTATTAATAGCTTTTGTTTTTACTATATTTTGATTAATTCCTAGTGTACCAACATTGTAATCTTCTCCTGTAATTAATCTATTCTGTGTATAATAATTTGCTGGAGCATTTGTTTTTATTGATGCATTGCTTTCGCTTTCTGCACTATTATCTATAACTGATTTAAGTTCCATAACAAGTGTTAATGTTTCATTTTTTCCTGCGGCACTTGTATAAGGTATACTAATTGTGATACCAGTTAGATCTGATGGAACAACTTTAAAACTACGATTATTGCTTGTTCTGTAGTATGCTTTAAAATTACCTTTTGGCAATGTTCCAAAAGTACCATCAGAAAAAATTAAACTTACTCTATCTTGAATGCGGCTTAAAACACCATAAATGTTTCTTACTTTTTTATTGACACTATTGTATATAATATTGTTACCTTCAATATTATCAACCTTAGTCCAAAGTTCTGTTTCAGAGTTGTTACTATCTAATTTATATAACCATACATCATTGTTATTAACATTATCTGTGTCAATGTTTACAGTAGTATTTGGTGTTGGATTGTTTATTTGGAAAGTGTTATTTTCTAATTTTCCTTGTCTAAAATGCAAAAAGAAACCACTATTGTTTGAACCAGAACCTTGGCCATCATCTCTATACAAAAATGCTAATCTATTGCCAGGTAATGGTTCTTCTTCATATATAGAATTATTATCAATACTTGTGCTAACTATTTCAAAATTTGTTGTTAGATTATCAATAGTCTTACTAAAACTATATATAGGAAGTGAAGTATTTGAAATTGAATTTAATCTGTACTGTTCTGTAATAACGCTATCAATTGTTTCTTTCTTTATACTTTTACCAAATTTATTATCTGCTGGTAAAGCTGAATTTATTATTTTTATAAATTGTTCATACCAATCGGCATTTGTTGCATCATTCCAAATAACTGTTTGTCCATTTAAGTTTGTACCATTACTATCAAAAATATCTTCTGTGGACGAAATGCTTTCAATTTTAAGAAGCCCATTAGCAGGCTGATTTCTTTTTGAATTATAACTTACTAATCTAGCTAGTCTTAGTACACTTTCTCTCCGTTCCGCAGTTTCTAAATAATTTTCACGTGCATTTAAATCTGATCTAAATGCAAGGTTCTGTCCTAAAAATGCAATAAGATCTATTAGTGCAATATATTCACTTGATTCTATATAATCGTTAAAATCTTCTGGATAATTTTGTCGAATATAATTTATCATAGTACGTCTTAGATTATCAAAGTCGTAACTTTGGAAATCCGCATACTTGAAACTTTGATAAACTTTTTTCCAATCTTCTGCCAAAAGAAGTCTGTTTTGACGCTCTGTACTAGCCATAATTCGTTCCTCGATTTATATAATATTTAGCTGAAAAATAAAGTACGCATATTAAATCAGACCTGCACTTTGATCAAAAGTTAATCTCATTCTTTCTGAGATATTATAGGGCAAATAAGTTAAGTCACATTCAATTTGTATTCCGTTTTCAAAAGCTTCTATTGTAACTTTGTTTACACTAACTCTTGGATCAAAATTTATTATATCTGTAACATTTTTTATTATTGCTTCTTGGAGAGTATCTGTAAGTGGTTCAAATAATACGTCCCAAATAATTGTGCCAAATGTAGGATTCTCTAATTTTTCACCTTGTCGAATATGGAAATAATTAATAATATCTTGTTTAATTATTTGTAAATCGTATTTTGTAAAATTGCCACTGGCTTGGTCAACTGTGCTAATACCCCTATACTTTTTAGAAGTTATAGGTTCGTTTTGTTTTGATCCAGCACTTACTGATATATTTTTATATAATTGTTTTTCATTTGCAGACATAACGTATTTATTTTCCTTTATCTAGGCACCACATAAGTTTTGCCATTAATATTTTTTATTCTTTCATTTGAAAATATTGTTCCTGTAAATGCTCTAATAACGTCTTTAGGAAGTACATCACCAAGTGTGTTATTTGTAACAGATCTAACTTCATCAACAAGTTTTGCTGGTGTATTGTTTAAAATAAAACTTCCTGTACTATCCACAGTTAATACTTTTTCAAATTCCTGAGCGGCAAATTCTGCTTTTGCGGCTAAATTACCAAATGTAGAATCTCCTGTTTTTTCAAAAATTTTATCATCCATAGCTCTTGATGTTGATGCAAGTGATGAAAAACTATTTGCTGGATTGTTTACAAAACTAATTGTTCCTGCTATAGCGGCCGCTGTGCCAGGATTTATACTTGGCAAACCTGCTTTATCTAATAGTTTTGCGCCTACTCCGGCAATACTGGCATCAACCGCTGTTTTCAACACAGGATCTAATCCTTTATATGCTGTAGATATTGTATTTCCTAAACCTTTTACAGCAGTTGAAAAATCTTGTACTATAGGAGCCATTCCAGGAATTTCACTAATTACATTTCCTAATCCAGTAAATAATGTGCCTGCTACATCAGTTAAAGCTCCTGCTACATCTTTTACAGCTCCGCCTATTGCTCCTGATACTGTGCTAATAACATTTCCTAATGTACTAGTTAAAGCTGTTGAACTTAAGAGGTTTTGCATAACTCCTCCTAGTAAACCAGATAAACTTTTTACAGCACCTCCTATAATTTGACTAAGGCTTCCTGGTAATGATTGTAAAAAACTATCTGCTGTTTGATTTATTAAGTTACCTAATACATCTTGAATTGCTGTGCTTAGTCCTCCATTTGCATCACTTATAATATATCCTTGTTTTGTAGTTGTACCAGAAGCAGGACCTGCTTTTGTAATCGTATCTTTATCTAAATTATTTTTTTCTTTATCATCTATTGTATTAGGTTGTGCAACAAGATTTGCTGTGAATCTTTCTTCAGCATAAGGATCTAAAGATATATCATTTGTAGCATTTGGAATTTGATCTCCATCAGCACCTCTCAATATATCTGTTTGTGTGCTTAAAAGAGGTGGAGGACGCACTATATTATTCAAAGCTTTTATTTCATCTAGCCCGTCTAACTCTTCTGATTGAAATGTTCCAGGTAATTCATTATTCTCTGCATCTCTGATTGCATCATCTTTATATCTAATCATTTTTGCTAAAGGATAATCTGCCCAAGTCTTTGGATCATCTGCAAACTGTTGTAATAAAACAATATATATTCTACCACCAGCAGAATTTATCCGCACTACAACAGCATCATTTTCTGGTCTACCTTCTGGATTATCAAAAGGCTTTTTTTTACTTCTAACAAATTCTTTTGCTTGTTGTCGTGTTAAAAAAGTCCATATTCCGTTACCTTTAATTTTATCATCAGGGTGTACAAAAGGATATGATGCTCTTTTTGTTTTTGTTGAAATTGCTTCATCTCCAGAAACAAATCTTTCTGCTTCATATGGATCAAATTTATTAGCACTATTTTTAGTACCAATTGCTCCTCCATTTACTAGCCATGTATCTGCCATTTTGCCCTCCTATTCTTCTACTTTTTCTGCTTCCGTTTTGTCAACCGTAACTTCTGTAGGATTTAAACTTTCATGACCTTGCCAAGGTTCATGTTCCGGTATCCTTTTAGGCACTGCTGAAGGCTTAGCCTTTTCTGCTTCTAATGCTTCTGCGGCTTCGTCAGCTGTTTTTGCTGGATTACCTCCTGAATTCATGTGTATTTGGTCTGCTGTTTCTTGATGTGTTTTACTTTTTAAATTCATTGTTTCAGCGGCTTGTAATTTAACATCTGTTTTTGCATTGAAATTTTGGGCACCTTCTGTAGTTACTTTTAAATCTTGTCCAACTTTTATATCATGCAATCCCGCAGATTCAACTTTTAAATCTTTACCTATTTTATAATCCTGAGATCCAACTGTTTGTACAGCTAAATCTTCTCCAACATTTATATGCATCTTAGTTTCTGTAGTAATTTTTCCATCTATGCCAACTTTTACTTCCCAGTTTTCCGCAGACGACATAAATGTGCTTTCATTTGAAGTAAAATTTAAATTACGAGAGGCATGAATATTAATATCTCTTTCAGCTTTCATGTTAATATCAGCATCACTGTGAAAACTAATACTATCTTCTGCATATACATCTAATTTTCCATTTCCTGTCATTTCAATCCAACAAGTTCCTTTACTATTATTAATGTAAATCAAATCTTCACTAGTATGCATTAATATTTGAGCACCAGTTCTAGTTCTCAGTCTAATTAATTCGTTATGAGGAATAGTAACATCGCCACCGCTTTCGCTTGCTTCTTTGTTTACGTATGCATATCCTGTTTCTCTTGGATTTCCTTTTCTAATTAGTTTATCATCTCCATCATCTATAACAATACTACTACTGCCTAGTCTGCTCACAGGAATATTAGCTTTTGATTCTTTAAGACCAACTGGTGCAGTTGGTTTGCCGCCTCTTTTATCTAAAGGTCCAGGACTACTAAAGCCAACAACTGCACTTGGAGTTTCTCTTTGAGCACTAGAAGTTGTTGTACCTCTAATTTCATCTTCAACTAACCCTTGTTCTATTAAAGCGTCTACAAATTCTGAGTTTATTGGTTTTTTATATTTTATTATATTATTTGTTTGTGGTTTTGTAATTGCTTTATTATATTCTCCTGCTGGTAATTTTTTTCCTTTAAGATTTGTTGGAATATCACCACTAAGCTGTTCTGTAGCAGGTTGTCCTCCAGGCAACATAAAAGTCATTCCTTTTTCTGGAATACAAGCAAACCAGTAGCCAAAATCTCTACTGCCTTCAACAAATGTTACTAAAACTAAACTTCCTGGATCTGGCGGTATTGCCCAAAATCCATAACTTTTTTGTGTGCTTGCATAATCGTCATTTTTTCTTGGACCATTTTGACTATTTGTTACGCCATAAAAAGGACTTGCATAGTATACTTCTACAGTTTGTCCTACTGTTTCTCCAATATTACCAGCTTCAGCTGTTTTCAATAATTCGACACGTAATCCACCTAAATATAAACTATCTAAATGCTCTATGACTCTTGCAATATACGGGCCAGGATTACCAGGATTTGTTCCTGTATCTACTTTTCTTGTAACTTCATTTTTATTTGGAATATCAGTCATTATTTAGGTCCATATGGTGTATAACTTTGCTGAGATGCATTTGCATCTGTCATTTTTACTGTTTTGTCATTAGTACCAGACTGTTTTATATCTTGTGGCTGGTTAGGTCTTCTTAATAATTTTAATCTTTGTGTAAACTGTCCGTTGTTAAATGAATTTGTTAGCGTTGTTACCCTATACAGTCCACTAAAACTATCAACAGGTATTGTATCTTCTGGAAATAATACATTTCCATCATCTTTGTAGTCAATTGGTGTTCTAAAATTTACAATTACGTCTACTTCGCTACGCTGATATTCCATACTTCCATTTGCTGTAGTATTTTCATCTGTTTGACCAGCTGTAAAATTTCCCATACCACTATCAAATATATAATACGGATCTCCAAGTATTTCAAGATCTAATTGAACCAAGTCTACAAAGCTGTTTATGATATTGTCATTAAACATTTTTGCAATACGAACTTTGCTATCATCTAATCCTGCTCCTCCGGCTCCTTGTAAACTAGAATTTGAGACAGATAGTTGTTGTGCAAAACCTGTACCACTTAATCCGTTTGTTGTTTGATTAATTATACTGGCATCTTTATCACCTTGAACAATATTTTGTTGTAATCCGCCGCCTTTGCGTTGTAAATTATTTTGTCCAGCATCTGCCATTATACCTTTGAAAAAAGCGGCATTGATATTAATGTCAAAGTTAATTATATCATTATTTGCACCTGTATATATGTAGTTGTATTCTCTTTTTGCATTTGCTCTTAATTGTTCATAACTTAAACCAGGATCTGAAGGTTTTTGTAAAGCACTTGAATGAACTTTATAAGGAACTACTCTATAAACATATGTTTTTGCTAATGTTCCATCTTGTTGCTCTTTTGCAACTCCGTCTTTTATAAAAGTTTGTGCATCTATTTTAAACCATTCAACCATTCCGTTTGCATCTGCTGGTCTTGTTTTTAATTCTTTTGCCCAATCTGAAGTTGTTACAACTTCTTCTATCATTTTTGTTACCTGTGTATCAGTATTGAATGTAAAACTTCTCTGAACTGGATCTATGACGTTTTTTCCTCGTGTATAAACTTTATTATTTTTATCATATTGTTGTCCGCTTTTGCCCATTGGTTGTTTGCCTGGATCTTGATAGCTTTTTGCAATAGTTCCGTTACCTATTGCATTTACTGTGCTTGGATTTTGTGCTATTCTAGTTAATCCTTCACCAATACTACTTTTGTTAAAAATCATACCAGTAACACTACTTAAAAAAGCGTCAAAATCTTGAGGAGCTTGGGCTCCTAAGAATCCAGTAATACTTTGAAATACACTATTAATATCTCCTGATCTAAATGCTCCAAGAACTCCAGTTAATGCTCCAAAATTGGCTCCGCCAAATGCTCCGCCTAATGCTCCTGCTATTCCTCCGGCTAAAGCATTTTGCCCTATATTTCTTTGTCCTGCTACTGCTCCTCCTATAATACCACCAACAACACCTTTTGCAATATTACCAAACAAATTGCTTCCTGATTTTTGTGGAGCAACTGTTGCACCTTTATCAACAGCACCATTTTTTGCAACGCTACTTGAACTTGTTGCAATATCATTAGGAAAAGTTATTACTAATTCATCTGCAACTGGAAAATTACCTTCAGCTCTTAATTCTTCATATCTTCCATTCATTACTGTGGTTAAACTTTCTGGACCGGTTTGTAAAATCTCTACCACATTTTTACCAGTAACAGTTATATCTGTATAGGTTCTATCAACTTGATCGATAAGTGCTTGTTCATTCCATGGAATAGCTGTTACATCATATCTTGTTCCACCACCACTTACATTAAACTCTGCATTTGTAAGTTTCAAAGGAATTTTTCTTTGTAAATTTAAAGTTTTTCCATCTTTATCCACAGTAACTGGTTTACCATCATCATCAAATCCTACAAATTCTATTGTAAGCAAAAACGGTGCTTGTAAGTAATTTGTATATCCTGCTTGTAATGCCGCAATTTGTAATGTTTGCAAAAATAAACCCATACTATACGGTTCAACGACTTGAAAAGATATATTTGTTGCATTTGTTAATCTTGTTCTAGTATTAGGTACAACTATTCCTTCAATTTCTACATCTTCAATAAAATATTCTAGCTTTCCGCCGATTTGTTCTTCAAATACTGTTGAAACAAACCCTTCGCTTTTTCCTCCGCTTCTAAAAATTTCTAGTTGCGGTTTATCTCCTATATAAGTTTCGTCAGGAAAATTAATTTCATCTTTTGTTAAAACAGCAAAAGTAAAGATGTAATTGTAACTTGAATATACGTGTAAAGGGTTAACTTCAATTGCCATTTAAAGTCCTAGTTCGGTCTTAAGATTACTTTGCTTAGGTAAGAATATTTTGACCCCAGCTTCTATGTCAAATACTGGATCTTTTATAATATCCATATTTCTTTGAGCAAATACCCACCATAAACTTGCAGTTCCATACAAATCAAACGCTAGTAAATCTGGCCTATGATTATACTGAGGTTCTATTGTATATAAAATGTCGTCATCTTCTGCTGGAATTGATCTTATTTGCAATACTCCAAGTTCACCCGATGGTTCTACTGTAGTACTGTTCCAAGGACTTGTTTTTGCATAACTTACAGCCATTATAAGTATCCCTCTGAAGTTATATCACCATTAATAAATTTATCTAAACTAAAAGATGATGCTTTGGTTCTACTGTATGTCGGTGTACAGGTTACACTTAGCATAGAACTTGTAGGAACCCATGTATATTGTTCAACTATTTGATTAGATTGTCCAACATTTATAGGCACCCTTATATAATCAACTCCATTTTCTAGGTTGTAAGTAAAATTTGTAACTACAACCGGAACATTATTCAATACATATGAACCATATCCGTTTAATTTTACAACAGGCGGAGGTGCTCCTTTATTACTTGTTTCACCAAATGCCATTTTTGTAATACTTTTGAAAAAATGTATAGCGGCAACCCAATATTTTCCGTCTTCTACTGTTTGTACAGGAAACTCTCCTGCAATAGTAATTGGTTCAATACTGCTATTTTCATATGTAGGAAAGAGATAATTACTATGTGTAGGATGTAAACTACCGTAATTTGCAGTATGGGAAAAAGTAATATTAGGCACTAAAGGAAAAACCACCGAATTTCCAGTAACAGCTAAAGGTTCTAGCAAAGGACTTGTTCTAAAAGTTGCAAGATCTGGTACAGAGATGCGTACTCTCCAGTCTTCTCCTTGTGATGCGTTACTAGGATTGAAAGTCGCGGTGGCATAATTGGCAGATGCAGGCTCAGCACCAGGTGAAATGTTTTTACTTCGTAAGGCACTCATTAAAAGATTAACATTGGTTAAAAAATCAGATACACTTTGTTTTTTTGTAACATTATTTTCACTTCCAATGTTATTATCTATACCTGTGATTGGATCAATTGACATAATGACACTCCTATACTGTATTTAGTTGACAAAAATATATGCGTAGTTTATAATAGAATATATAGCAAGGAAAAAACATGGCAAAAAGAATAAATTATCTAAATAATAAAGATATGCTAAAAGAAATACATAAAAGCAAAAGTACATTTTGTAGTTATGTTGATCCAGCATATGCACAATTTGATATTATACTTCCGTCTATTGAAAAAATTAATATCAGAACAATAGCAGAAGCAAAACGTAATCGTGCAAAGAAAATGACTACAACAGCTTATGAAGCCGCAAAATCACAAAATAAAAAAGTTAAAATAACAGAATTCGAAGTAGATTATAGATCCATACAGAAATCTGATTTAATTTTTCGTGTTATGACTTTTGATCATATTCCAGATGAACCAGGACGCAAAAAAACACCAAAAACTATAGCTGATACAAAAACTAAACTTAATTTTCCACCATTTCAACATTATAAATTTGATGAAGATGACAATTTGGTATGCATAGGAAAAAGTCATTGGGAAGGTGGAATGGAAAACGGATGTTTTTCTAAAGCTCACGGAACAGCGACAAACGAATTAGCAAAAATGTGGATGAAATTAGTTGACAGATATGCAACAAGAGGTAATGTTAGAGGATACACATATAATGACGAAATGAAAGGACAAGCTATTTTACAATTATCACAAATAGGTTTACAATTTGACGAATCAAAGTCAAATAATCCTTTTGCTTACTATACCGCGGCTGTAACTAATTCATTTGTTAGAGTGATAAACTTAGAAAAGCGTAATCAAAATATTAGAGATGACATTTTAGAAATGAACGAGCTAAAACCAAGTCATACTAGGCAACACCAAGGTGAATGGGAAGCGGCCTTACGTAGAGAAGCAGAAATTAAACCAATATAAAGGTTGCTTTTAAAGTATTTTTAGTTTATACTACACTCATAGCGGAGTATTCTATTGTTTAAAAAATCAGCAGTATTTACAGACCTTCATTTAGGTATGAAAGGCAATTCTCGAGTCCATAATCAAGACTGTGAGGATTATATTAATTGGTATATTGACATAGCAAAACAAAATAATTGTGAAACAGGTATATTCTGTGGAGATTGGCATCATAATCGTAATAGTTTGAACCTTACAACCATGGATCACACCATAAGATGTTTAGAAAAACTAGGTCAATCGTTTGAAAATTTTTATATGTTTGCTGGTAATCATGATTTATATTACAAAGACAAACGTGATGTAAAGTCTACAGAGTTTGCTAGGCATATACCTGGTATTACTGTAATAGAAGATATACTTGTTAAAGATGATGTAGCTTTAGTTCCTTGGTTGGTAGGAGAAGAATGGCACCGTATAGAAAAGATACAATCTAAGTATTTGTTTGGTCATTTTGAACTTCCTAGCTTCTATATGAATGCAATGGTGCAGATGCCTGATACAGGTGAATTAAAAGCAGAACATTTTAAAAATCAAGAGTATGTGTTTAGTGGACATTTTCATAAAAGACAAAAACAAGGAAAAATACACTATATTGGTAATGCGTTTCCGCACAATTATGCAGATGCATGGGATGATGCTCGTGGATTGATGATACTTGATAGAGAAAATAATGCAGAACCTGTATATATTGATTGGCCAGATTGTCCAAAATACAGAACTGTAAAGCTATCACAACTAATTGACGAAAAAGATACATTGATAAAACCAAATATGTATTTGCGAGTAACATTAGATTTACCTATTTCTTACGAAGAAGCAAGTTATGTAAAAGAAACGTTTATAGAGCAGTATAATTGTAGAGAAATTACTCTAATACCACAAAAACATATTGAAGAAATTAGTACAGAACTTGATATAGAACAATTTGAAAGTGTAGATCAAATTGTTAGTAATGAAATTCAAGCTATTGATAGTGAACAGTTTAATAAAAAACTACTATTGGACATTTATAACGAGTTAGCATGATACGTATAAAAGATTTAACAGTAAAAAACTTTATGAGTGTAGGTAATGTTACACAGGCAATTGATTTTAATAAAGAACAACTTACATTAGTACTTGGTGAAAACTTAGATCAAGGAGGTGATGACACAGGATCACGTAATGGTACTGGTAAAACAACAATTATCAATGCATTAAGTTATGCATTATATGGAATGGCATTAACTAACATCAAACGCAACAACTTAATTAACAAAACAAACTCAAAAGGTATGCTTGTTACACTAAATTTTGAAAAAGATAACAACAAATACCGTATAGAACGTGGAAGATCACCAAATGTTCTAAAATTTTATATAAATGATCACGAGCAACAAGACGAACTATCAAATGAATCACAAGGAGATAGCAGAAAGACTCAAGAAGATATAAATTCTTTAATTTCTATGAGTCATGATATGTTTAAACACGTTGTTGCACTCAATACATACACAGAACCATTTTTAAGTATGCGAGCAAACGATCAAAGAGCTATTATAGAACAGTTGCTTGGTATAACGATACTAACAGAAAAAGCAGAAGCTCTGAGAGAAAAAGTAAAACTAACAAAAGACGGTATTGCCGAAGAAACAATTAGAATAAATGCTATTGAAGCAAGTAATAAAAAGATCGAAGAAAGTATTGACCAGTTAGCCAATAGGCAAAGAGCTTGGACATCTAAGCAATCTAAAGATATTGAAAAATTTAAAAGTGCGATAAACGAATTAGAACAATTAGATATTAATAAAGAGCTAGATGCTCACGAAAAACTTACAAACTGGATTGAACATAACAATAGATTAACAAGTTTAAACAAAGAAAAAGCTACACTTGAAGCCGCACTAATGAGAGCAAATAAAAGTGTAACAAAAGCACAAAAAGACACGCAAGACCTAGATGATGCTGTCTGTTATACCTGTGGACAAGCTTTACATGGTGATAAAAAAGCAGAAATACAAGAAAGAAAACAAAAAGAACTTGATGATGCTGTAGCATATGAAAAAGAAGTTACTAGAAAACTAGATGCTACTATGTCTTTTTTAAATGAAATAGGTGATATAAATGGTAAGCCAACAACATTTTATGAAACAGCAAAAGAAGCTTATGAACATAGAAACAACGTAGATAATTTACGTCAAGCACTGATAAGTAAAGAGCAAGAGGAAGATCCTTATCAAGCACAAATAGATGATTTAACAAATACTGCACTACAAGACATAGTGTGGGATAAAGTAAATGAACTAACAAACTTGAAAGATCATCAAGAGTTTTTATTAAAACTATTAACTAATAAAGATTCTTTCATAAGAAAAAAGATAATCGATCAAAACTTAGCATATCTTAATAACAGGCTAACATACTATTTAGACAAATTAGGCTTACCACATCAAGTTTTATTTCAAAATGATTTAAATGTAGAAATTACACAACTAGGACAGGATTTAGATTTTGATAATTTATCAAGAGGTGAACGTAATAGACTGATACTAGGCATGAGTTGGGCATTTAGAGATGTTTGGGAATCATTATATCAAGGCATTAACTTACTATTCATTGACGAGCTAATAGACTCAGGAATGGATACTGCTGGAGTAGAAAGTGCTTTAGCTGTATTGAAAAAAATGGGTCGAGAAAGAAAGAAAAATGTTTTTCTAATTTCTCACAAAGACGAGCTTGTTGGGCGTGTAAATCATGTTATGAAAGTAATAAAAGAAAATGGATTTACAAGTTATGAAAATGATGTGGACATTATAGAATGAATGACGACACACACGACAAACTTGTACAAACATATTTAGAATATTTTAAGGCAAATGAACAATTTGAACGAGGTCCTAGTCTAAGAACAAAAAGAAATGCTAGAGAGTTATTAAGAAAACTTAGAGACTTGGCAAAAGTTAGGCAAACAGAAATAAAAGAAAAATATGACATAGTCCTTGATGACATAAGAGCATCTGGCAAATGGGCAGGCAATATAGGTAAATCAAAAAAGACAAAGAAATAAAATAGTTTGAATACATAAAGTATGAGTTGGTTATATAAAGGTAAACAAGTAAACGAAATATCAAATGAATACGAAGGATTTGTTTACTTAATAACAAACTTAACAAACAATCGCAAGTATGTAGGCAAAAAATTATCAAAGTTTAAAACTACAAAACCACCACTAAAAGGCAAAAAGAATAGACGCAGAGGTCACAAAGAATCAGATTGGCGTGACTATTGGGGAAGTTCAGACAAACTCAACGAAGATGTAGAGGCGTTAGGTCCAAAAAATTTTACAAGAGAGATACTTTACTTTTGTAAATCTCGTGGTGAAATGTCATACTTAGAGGCAAAAGAACAATTTGACCGCCGTGTGTTAGAAACGGATGAATATTACAATGGAATAATAAATGTGAGAGTAGGCGGTTCAAAGATTCTAAGAGAAAATTTAAAGGCACATCAGAACACTGTTTGATCGGGGTAGCTCGATCCGTCAAGAAACTGCATGAAAGATTGCGGTTGGTGTGATGTTGTTCAACAAGGCTGTATGCTACGAAAACCCCTTAGCGATAGGAACGAAGCGGGGGATAGCAGAAAAAGTTGCGAAGCAAAAAAAAATTTTTGCAAAAATTTTTACTGCGATGTCGACGTAGGTTGGGAAAGGTCAGAGCCCAGTAGCAAAGTCAAACACCTACTTCCGATCTCGGCCATGCTACTCGTATGAAGCTTGAGAAGATGGAACCTGTGTGATGGTTCCGTCTGACCAATTTATCTGTATGAAACGTAAGTGCTTCGCACTTAATTAAATATAAAAATGTGTTTGAGCAAAGCGAAAACACAGATGAACATCGTTCATCTTAGAATATATAAATACATACATAACACTTGGAACAACTCTAGATGAAGATATTACAAATTATAAGTGAGGAAATTGCAACAGGAACATCGGTTATAATTTCCGATACAAAGTCAACACGTAGAGGCTCTAGGACATATAAGAAAACATATGTATGGAACGGAACTAATTGGACATTTAATGGTACTCCAGTTTCTGATGAGATTGCTAAAAAAATAAATGCTTCTGACACAGTTAAAAACATTAAAAAAGCCAACAAAACCACTGGCAAATTATCTATCAACAATGAATCTGTTACTTCACAGCAAGTAGGTAAGAACAAATTTGTTGTTACCTTCAAAGACACTGATGGAAAAGTAAAGTCTGTTAGATTTACAGATCCAAAACTGGCCGCAGGATTTGCAAGTACAATAAGAAAAGGTTCTACTTTTGCACAAGCAACAAATCTATTGCCCAAAGACAGTTTTAAAGTTTTAAATTTTGGAAAAAAATGGGCCAGTATGATTACAGGTGCGGCAATGTCAAAAGAACAAATTGACCGTTACATTCAAAAAATTAAAAATAATCCTAAGGCTCCTGGTGCTCAAAGATTTCTAGCTATAATAAATGGACCTTATTGGTCTAGTCTTGCAAAATTTGCTGGAATAGCAGGCTTTGGTGTTGTATTGTATCAAACATTTGTTATCAATTATGATATAGTGTCTAATACACCTTCTGAAGAGTTTGAAAACGGAGAAGAAGAAAAACAAAATCTACTAGATATAATTACTGGATTGTTTGTTTCTCAAGCTGTACTTGGTCTTGTGGCAATATTAAGATTAGCCAAAACAGGTAAAACATTTATTAATTTAATTAGAGCTCCTGTGCGAGCTATTCAAGCTGGAGCATTGGTAACAGGAGTTGGAACTGTACCTGCAATAATTACTTTCTTACTTTCTGAAACAGCATTTTTTATTGCTCTTACTGCACTTGCAAATCCAACTGTACAATTGAAACTGGCTGAATGGGTAGCAACTTGGTGGGCAGGCGGTATGTTTGCCTTCATAGGCGGTGTAACTGATGTTACTATGAAGACTTTGGATAGTCTTACCGATGGTGCTATAGGTGGAGATACATTAAGAGATGCAATAGGATTCAAAAAAGGTGTTGCTAAAATGCCAGCAGGTACTGCTTGGGCATCTAGTGAATGGGCAAAGCTGGCTTTCCAAGATTTAATTTTTCCACCAGACATGAATAAAATCAAAGTTCCATGGTTGATGCCTGCACAAAGAAAGACTGCAATATTTGATGCACTTGAGATGAAAGCACCGTCTTCTTCACAAGATGCTCAACCTACTATAACACCTGCAACAGATCCATATGCTGAACCTGGCAGACCAGGAGGCATGAATACTCCGCCACCAGCACCTCCGCAAATAGATGTTGACCGTCCTGGTCCACAATAGTTATAACAACGGCATTTTAGAATTTTTTGTATTTTCGATATTGTCTTTTATGATTCTTGATATTACATCTTGATCCATGACATCAGTGTTGTACATCAAAGTTTCAACAGAGAGTCCTCCTCTCATGTACCAACTGAGTCTATAGACAGTATCTTTTATTTTTTTAATATCTTCTTCAAACTCTTCGGCTAACAACATTACTTCACTGTCATTAAGTGTTATTAGCCTTTTACGAAAAAATCAGTTTGATCAACAGTTATTCTAAGTTGATTTTCTTTTCCGCAAGCGGCACACACAACAGTTTCAACAGGCAGTAACCAAGCTTCATACTGTGCATTGATATGGTCTTTAACAGCTTGATACATTTTTACGTCATAGTTTTCTATGAAGTCAAACATTGCCTTGAGATCAGTTTCAGTTTCTCCTTCTATTTCAATGCTTTTTAACGAAAGCAAAATAGTTTTTAAATTTAATTGTGCAATTTGTTTTAAAATACTATCTTTAAATTTATCTTTTTCACCTTCATCTACAATAGCAGGTAACTGTACTGATAATGCTCGCTGATATCCTACTGATTCTTTTTGTAAGTCAGTATATTGTTGATATGTAAGAGGAGAAACATTAATTTTGAAACCTTCATACATTAAACTATCTTGAAATGTAAGTCCGTTTAAATGATTAATGTATTTTTGCAAATCAACATCATAAGTGTTTTCTTCTCCGCAATGCATACATTTTTGCGAAACTGCCATATGATTACCATATGTTGCCATTCTGATTGCTAATAGTATAGCAT